GTCGTGAAGCTGCAAATCCCGGAGGATGCCCGCCGCAGCTCTGCCGGAGGCGAAAAATGTCGCTGCGACAAAGCCTATGTGGTGGAGATTCAGAATGCTGATGGAACCAAAGCCGACATCGAGACAATTCATTCGGACCATGATGCGAACTTCGTGTATACGGTCGGCGCTACCGTCGAGGTCTCCGACTTTGACGGTGACCGCTGGAACGAATGCGCTCCGGGTATCCACTTCTTCATCGACCGCCGGGCGGCCGTGGAGTATTGACGGGAGAGCCATGAAAGTCATCGTATCCTTTTCGGGCGGGAAAGACAGCCTTGTTGCGAGCTATTACGAGTTGTTATGCGAATGACCATTACTCACGCCTCCCTTTTCAGCGGCATCGGCGGTTTCGATCTGGCAGCCGAGTGGGCGGGATGGACGAACGCCTTCAACTGCGAGATCGACCCGTTTTGCCGCAAAGTACTGAAATACCATTTCCCCGATGCAGAACAATATGGAGACATACGAACAACAGACTTTACCGTTTGGCGAGACCGCATCGACGTGCTCACAGGCGGTTTCCCCTGCCAGCCGTTCAGTCTCGCAGGCAAGCGCAAGGGCACGGAGGACGACCGCTACCTCTGGCCGGAAATGCTGCGGGTTATTCGGACTGTTCGACCCCGCTGGGTCGTTGGCGAAAACGTTTACGGAATTGTTAACTGGTCGGAAGGAATGGTCCTCGACACGGTGTGTTCTGACCTGGAAGCGGCAGGATACGAAGTGCAGCCGTATATTATACCGGCTTGCGGTGTCGGCGCTCCTCACCGACGGGACAGATGCTGGTTTGTTGCCCACCGTACAGACGCAGGGGTTGAAACAATGCGAGAAGGGCAAGACGGTTTTCATGTCGTTGGAGTTGCTGCCGACGCCGACTGCGATAGACGCCGGATCGGGGCGTATCAACCGGAGCCTGTCTCCGGGAGCTGCGGAACGTCCGACATTGGCCCTTTCGGCCAAGATGGGCCTGTTGCCGACACCTACGGTCAACGATGCCACGAATTCCAGTCTCCCGGCCAGCCAAGTCAAACGCAAGAGCGGATCGCCCAGAATGGCAATGCAAAGCGGCGAATACCGAACTGGAACGGGTTCCCGACTGAATCCCCTGTATGTGATCGAAATGATGGGTTTCCCGGTGAACTGGCTGGTCTCTCCTTTCCTGCGTGGTGCCGGGAATCCATCAAAGCATGCGGCAACGCCATAGTACCGCAGGTGGCCTTGCAGATATTCGAAACGATAAAGAAGTACGAAAATTATGAAAGATCAGGTAACAAGCATTGAGCGGCCGTTGCGCCTCGTTAATGGCAAATTTATGCGCGGGGATGTTGAGGAGAAGCCTGAAATAGGCAATTCGGAACAAATAGCCCTCTTGCGGAAATTTGAGCAAGAGGCCGAAAAAGCAGAGAAGGCCGCCAAGGCTGGCAAGCTGGATGTGGAGATTTATACGGAAGACATTGAATACAAGGTCGTCTGTAAGTTTACGTGCATTTGCGGGAATAAGATTAAAGAGAGAAACACGAATTATACTGACGATTGGGAAGAATTGGAAAGCCCGGATTATGAGGGTGGAGCGATTACCTGCGATAAATGCGGCCGCAAGTATGAGATTGATGGTTTTCATGCAAAATTGATTGAAGGATGAAAACACGCCTACTGAAACGACTGCGGCGGGAGGCACGCAAAGAGTTTCCGGATGATATGATTTTAATGCTTGCCGAGTGTAAGGGCTATTTCGGAGCATTAAAATTTGTCAATGAAGCGATGAGAAATCATATTCTCCGCCGCGTTGTGGAGCTGAAAGGAAAGAGAAAATGAAAAGCGAAAAAGCAGAAAAAGAACTGTATGACGGCAGCTGGAAAGTAGAGGTGGGTTTTGAGGACGAAGAATTTGACCTGCCGTATTATGCTGTGAGAGTAGATGTGGCCCAATATGCGATCGAAATTGCCGAAAAGGAGGCCGAGGAGCGGATACAGGCGAAAGCGATAGAAGAGCACAGAAAACGCTGTTTCTTCCGCAACTTCCGCAATGACGAATGTGCAAATACGGCAACTAAATGCGGTGAACATGACTGCTTCTATATGGATGAATTTATCCAAAAACTGAACGAGAAATGAAAAACTTTTTGATTGATGGTATTTGGCAAGGACCGCCGAATGGGTTCGACGTTAGAGAATGGCTCAATGAGGTTGTCGCCTATTCGGGTTTTGACGAATACCTTCAACCTACTGGAGTTATTCGTCGGTTTCAGAAGATAGAGCGAGTGCGCCGCAATGGCCGAGGCCGGGGCAAGACCGTCGAAGCAGTCGCCGCGGAGATCAACAGGACAAACAATCTAAAACGACAAGAATAGGATGAAATTCACCACCCCGTGCTTTGTCCGCGTCGAGGATGCGGAGAAGCGGAAAGAACTGGCTGTGTGGCTGTCGAGTATAGGCCGGTATGTATCTCCTGCCGTCACATCAAGCGATGATCATAAAGACTGGGTAATAGTTACGGGACCTTACGATCCTGATTTGGATGGTTATGTTGGTATTTGGGCTAAGACACCCAAATCACCAGCATTTATTGACTGTGGCGAAAACATCGAGCTGTTCAAGGCGCTGGCGGCGATGAACGATGAGAATTACAACGAGCAGTATTTTGTTACCGAGTTAGCCGGGAGTTCGTATTGTGTGCACAAAAATCGAAATACAAACCTTGCTTATTCTCTTACTTGCCGCAAGGCCACGGTCGCAGAGATTATCGAATATTTCAAAAAGAGTGAAAAATAATACGATATGGCTTACTTTATTACAGAACCTTTAGCTGGCAGCGACGATGTAGTTGTGTCGGTTTATAAGAATACGGGAGAATATGTCGGGAATATCATTTGCGACAGATATAAATGGAGGATGTCGTCCGATGATGACAGAGATGACGTTATTCGAAAGTGTTTCGGCGATAAGAAGTGGATTTGGTGAAATAGCGAGATTCTCGCAAAATCTCGAAAAAGTTGTAAATATCTTTAAACACTTTAAAGAATTTGAAACATGGAAACGATTGAGGAAAGAGCACGAGAATACGCGCATCAATACCGACGAGATGCGCATGACTTGAAAGGAGAACGAGCCGATGCGGCCTTTGCGGCGTATTGTCAGGGGGCTGAAGATGAGCGTGAAGAGCTGATCCGTTGGCATGACCCGAAAGAGGAGTTGCCGCCTATTGAAAAGGTTGTGTTAGTAAAACTCAACTTCGGAAGAGGTTATGCGTTAGCAGACCGGGGTGACGAGGGGTGGTGGTACGCCGATTCCGAAGAATGGGAAATATCGGATGAGCAAGTCATCGGCTGGCGCGAGATTCACGAATAGAGCTATGGATATTCTAACCCCACATGACGGTATCACGAACGAGAAGATTTGCAAGGCGCAGATCGAAGCCGTCGAGAAGAAACAGAACGAATACAAACTGATCGGTCGTTTGACGAAGGTCCCCGGTCACACCCTTTACAAGTTCAATGCGACTACGCGGGAGGCTTCGAAAGCGATCGTAGAGATACGTTCGGGGTATTGCTATGATCCGGAGAAAGGTCCGAAGATGCAGATTAGACACCGATTCAATGTGAAGATCGAAAAGGACTGCTACTACGAACAGGCGTTGAACATGAAGAACTTCATCAAACGCCTGCGCCGCCAGGGAATCATCGGGGCGGACGAGTGTGTGAAAATCGTAAAATGAGATAATTATGAGAGAAAACAAATATCGAGGCCGCCGCCTCGACAATGGGGAATGGGAATATGGGGATTTAGTCCAATTTGGGCAGAAATGTTATACCCCTTGCAAATGTGCAATTATACCGGGCACAGCATCGGGAAGCGATCCACTCTGTAAGATTTTATTCAATTATGAGGTCGATCCCGCCACCGTCGGTCAGTACACGGGGCTGAAAGACAAGAACGGCAAGGAGATTTGCGAAGGGGATATACTTCTCGACGAATCAGGCACCTATGCCGTAGTTGGTTATTCAATGGGTGCTTTCTATGTTGATTTTGGAGAAGGGTTCGATCTGCAATACTTCGCCGAATGTATCCATGAGATATGCGAGGTTGTTGGTAACATCCACGATGACCCAGAATTACTTAAAACTGAATAATATGAAGAATTTCGATTTGGAGGCTGCCAAGCGAGGAGCGGCGGTGTGCACGAGGGATGGGAGGAATGCGCGAATTATCGCATTTGACTGCAAAGGGTGCGGTAGGAAGCCCATATTGGCCTTAATTGATATGGGCGATTGGGAGCAAAGCGCCTCACATACAGAACGAGGTGAAATCATTGAAGATTTCAAAGACGCTTCCGACCTTATGATGCGCGACGACGACTATCTGGAGAAGCTGGAACGTGGGGAGTATGGAAATCATATCGAGGATAAGCGCGAAATGATCGGGCCAGCTATTAAGCAAAACTTAAATACTGACCGCGAGTACTGGCGGCGGGTGTATGCCGGGCATATAGCTGGAGGATTAGCGTCTCACAATGGTCTTAACATTATTGGATCAGAGATCATAGTAGCTAAAGCTTCATGCAGCATGGCCGACGCCCTGATTGCAGAATTAGAGAAAGATGAAAAAGTACTGTAAGTGCGGCGAGTGTGCTTTTCTGAAGAATGAAGGCATAGACGGCTACGGGCAATGTATCATTACCCGGAATATACGGCATTGCGGGGAAATGTGCAGTTTTCAGGACGACAAGCCGGACGAGGTTCAGGCTGTCCGCATCCTGCATCATTTTCAGAAATGGCGGCGGGGCGGCCGGGGAAAACAGCCGAACCCCACGATTATCGGAGATGCCATAGACCGGGCGATACGGACGTTGAGGCGGGAAACCAAAGATGCACCGAAATTTTGAACTGTAAAGCGAAAAGTATGAAAGCGAAAAATACGGATATGGATTGCTGGCAGCGGATCGAGGCGGTGATCGGGTGGGCGAAGATGTCCACGAACGGGTTTGCATGGTATATCGGCCTTGCACGGGATGAAAACCTTTATCAGATCAAACGGGGCAACAATGGCATTTCGCTCGACGTGGCGGAGCGGATTTGTGCCAAATTCCCGCAGATCGACAAATTGTGGCTGTTGGCCGGGGACGGACAGATGTTCATCCGGGAGCACGAAGAGTCGGCCGAGATTGCCCGTTACAAACAGGCGCTCGACGAGGCATTGGAGCGGGAGAAGATTCAGCAGAAGGTGATAACCGACCTGCGCAGGGCGTCGCAGGAGCTGCGCGGCAGGGCCGTGGCCGCGTTCAAAGAGGCGACGGACGGATATTTCGTAATCGGGGCGGTCAACTATGCGGGGGCTGTTCTGGAAAAATTCGAACAAAAACTGAACGGGGAATGAGAATCGTAAAACTTATTCGACAAGGGGGACATCCCTATTGGAACCGGAATAATTTCCGGGTGATCCGCCCGGATGGGAGCGAGGTCAGTTATCAAGATCAATTAGACTTATATCCCGATATACCGCATTACAAATCCGGGGAAAATTCTTATTGTGCTATGTATGATTTTGAAATTTACGTGGAACCGTCCGGAATTTATTGTCGACCGTATCATTGCGGTAGTGGTTATGGGAAGCAGCCGGCGGCTTCCGCTCGATTGTTGATTGCTGCATCTTGTTTCGATTATTACGAGATTCATGGAAACATAATGCCCATATCAACCGAAATGGCTGACGAGATTGCAACGATAGAAAATTCCAAGAAAGAATGACACCGATTTATGATAACGACGATTTCTACAAAAATCCTGCGAAATACATTCAGTTCAACCGAAAAGCAGAGTTTATAAGCCGGAAAGGAGATACGATCATCGGATATATGGATTATGAAACGAATCTGATAGCCTGCGAATCGGTGAACGGAAAATCTTTGACCGGGTTTTATTTCGGCGACATTGCATCATTCGAGTACATAAAATAAAACAGACAATGAGGACCTTTACTTTACAACAGATAGCCGATATTATCGACTACAAGCACCCGCTGTCGCGGGAGCGGTTTTTCTACTATTTCGAACACCTGTACGGCTTCGAGAAAAGCCGCATCGAACACTATTGGGAGGTGTTCAACCGGTTTCCGGGGATTGTCCATAACCCGGATTTCCATGCCGTGCTCGACGACCTGCTCGACAAGGCGGGAGAGATCGTCCGGCTGATCGGGCTGAACGAGGCGGTTCCGTACCACGTCAAGCAGCACACAAAGCCGGTCCGCAAGCAGATTTATTATCGTCGGGCCGAAGGTGAAGAGTTGCAGTCCGTTGAGGTGGATTTCAACGAAGCGTCACAGGTAATTGCATACGCCGGGATTCTCCGGCAGGGGTGCGAGATCGTTGCGGCGCTGGATTTCGTGGAGAAGATTTCATGCGGGCAGTCGGGGTATATGGATGTTTTCGACGGCGACATATTCGCTGTTTATGAAGAAAGCATATGGTGTCGGGGCTGTGAGGATAATCTGTACGTTTGCGATAAAGGGACCTACCGGCAGTTGCTATACACCGCCGGGAAAGGGTATTTGCGCAAGGGGAAACCCGATTACGATATGGACAACGCCTACAACTCGCATGTGCTGACGTTGTGCCGGAACCATACGAAAATAGGCAATATCTATGTCGATTGTTCGATGTTGGAGGATAACCCCGGCGACCATGTACGAAAATAGGGTGTGCGGGGAGTGTCCGCTCTTCGAGTGGTTCGAGGGCGGGATTGATGCGGGATGGTGCGGGTTTCACCAATGGCCGGCAGATGCGGACGACGAGGTGTGTGGAGATAGTCCGGTTTCGAATGAAGAATAAGATCGAAAACAACATAAAGATATGTTTGAAAAACTGATTTGCCACGTATGCGGGCATGATTATCGGGATCGTTACAGCGCACTCCTGGGTGTCGATAAAACGACAAAAAAAGAACGGATCATAATGACGAAATACGAAACCTGTTCACGCTGCGGTCATACCAAAAACGTGCAGGTGGATTCGATTTGGGAACCGGTGGAAACGGAGAATCCGGTTGTCCGTCGTTGGGGATTCAATAACAATCGAGGGTGGAAAGAAAGCACGGTAAAGCGCATTTTGGATGAAAAAATCGGATAAAGAATATGAACTGCGGGTGGGTGTGCCGGATGGATGCAGGCTCGTGGGGTGCAGGACGGAAGGAGAGGTCGTCGTGATTGTATTCGAGGACGAACGGGGACCGGATATTCGGTCGATCGGATTTTGCCGGGAGCACTCGGGAGAAGTGCCGGACGATGAACAATGAACCATGAAACACGTAAAAGATGGAATACAGACGAATTACAATAGATGTCGGGACGCTGTTGCGGGATGAACGGCCGAAGATCGGGGCATACCTGGAAAAGAAAATGGAACTTGTGCCGCCCGCCGGGGTGACGCGCGAAATGTTCCGGGCTATTGCCCGGGAGCTATGCGAAATGATGTTCGCCGCCGGGGTCGGCCGGATGATGGAGGCGATGCGGCAGTCGGTTCCCGCGGCGGAGATCGACGCCGCAACGCGGGAAAAGGAGGTGTGTGCGTGATGGGTGGCTGGGTGACATACGACGAAGGGCTGGCCGCTGTGGGCGCACGGGTGGCGAGCTATCCCGATCACCGGGGCGACGTCCGGGAAGGATGGATCACGGGCCTCTATTCGCTTTACGACAAGCGTTACATGGAGGTTGTTTACGACGACGGGGAGAAGGTGCAGTTACTGGCCGTTTCGGGACGTTATTCGGAGCGGATGGACACCTCGCTGGACGTGGGAATGATTTGGAGGGAAACGGTCTGAAATCGAAGAAAAGCGTGCAATGTGCATCCCGGAAACATCGAGTGCACAACGCAAGCCACTCTACATAGTAGAGTGAAGGTCGCAAAAGAGGGGGTATTGTGCAGTAATTTGTGCAATACCCCCTCTTTTGTGTGCAGTAGCACGTTGTCAGCGCAGACGGTGCAGGAAGCGCAAGTAGTACTCCATGTCGAACTGCGTAAATTCGAGCCGGGAACTGACCGCAGCTTCGAAGGTAACACGCAGGTAACACATGGAGCATGGAAACCGGCGCAGCAGGATGTCGCGGTCAGCGGCAGAGAGGTCCGTGTTCCGCATGGTGGTCCATGTTTTCAAATCTGTGCTCCCTTCGACAATGAGCTGCATCGGATAGGCTTTGGGAGTGTGAAGGCGGAGGATCATGCTTTCGAGCCGTTTGTACTCCGTGGAGCCGAATTTGAGCGGACGTGTGACCAGGCGGATCCGGACGGGCTGGTCGGGCCATGCCTCCTCCTCGTCGAGGTTGAGGAGCTGGATATGACCGGGAGCCAGGCGGACGAACAGTTCGTTGGTGTTGAGTTTTGCTCCGTAAAAGTCGCGCGTGGACCAATAGCTTCCGTCGAGCGAGTAGACATAGGCGCGGGTTCCCGCAGCGGCCCGCCCGATGGCTTGGGCGGGATTCCAAACGATCACCTCGTTATGGGCCGGCTGGTAGTATAGCCTCGCCGTGCGCAGGTAGTCGAGCGGCGGTGTATTGTGCAGGTCGTTCAGCGGTTCGGAGATCAGGCGGCTCTCGTTGGAAAACATCGCCATGATACCCCGCGCTGTCACGTAGAGCACGTTGTGATTGACGGCGAGCGTTTCGGGGTTGACGATCCGGTCGTAGTTGAGCGGGATCGTCGCCGAATACAGTATATCGCCGCTGCCGGACTGGAGCGTGAAGATGCCCTCGTCGGTAAAGACGTAGAGCGGAAACTCGCCGAACTTGGCATCGGACATTTCGATCGCCGCGGAGTTTACACCCAGGATGCGGTTGCTGTCTGTGCCGATGGCATAGGAATTGGCCAGCGGAAACGAGAACGGGTTGTTGGCAGCCGAAACGCGGAGTTTGTTGCGCTGGGGGACAAGGGTGGCGGTCGCATGGATTGTCTGGCTAGCGGGTTTCATGCCTTTGAATATGACCGAGGAATATTTCACGTAACGATAGGTCTCGTTGTCGTACAGTTCGCTGTCGTCCCCGTATGTCGCCCAAGCGAAATTGTTCGTTTGGGCGGGTTGCAAGTCTATTTTATAAGGTGCTGTGTGGATCTCTTCTAAAACCGGTGCATACATGAATGTTGCCCGGTAATCGGGATAAGAGAGTATTTTATTCGGAACGAACGTAGTGTAACTGTTGAGCGGCAGCGTTGCGGCCGCCGTGGTGCGGTAGTCGGTATTGTCGATACGTATGTTGGTGATGATGTTATATTGGGGAGGATTTGTGGAGACGGGAAAAAAGGCATCCCCGAAACCTTCGAAGAGACGTAGCTCGGCATTTCCCCCGATATGCAGCCGGGAGTTGTACTCTTTGGCTACATCGTAAAAGAGCGAATGGGCATCGACGGGCTCGTAGGCGCCGTTCTGTTCGATGTCTTTAAGCAGGTCAGCACCGAGATACATGCTGTACTCTCTGTCGGTGAAGTCATCGATGGGAATTGATTTGACGAAGTAGAAGGGCTGCTCGGGGAGGCGGTTGTCGGCCCAGTATTCATGGATCTTGCTATTGCCGATTGTTATGCCGGCATTTAGCCGGTTGAGTTTCTCGCTGTCCCATATAGGGTTTATTCGCGTGGAATAGATGATGATGCTTTTGATGAGATCCGTGTCGAGGTTGTCGGGAATCGTGATAGTGATATAGGGACGTATCCAGAAAGTAAAAGGGGTACAGTCTCCGTCCCCGCTTGCAGTCTTGACTTTGACGATTATTTCATTATCTACGCTTTCGGTATACAACACGCCTAGCTGAATCGTCTTTTTCAAGGAAAAATTAATGTATTTGCGATATTGCTCCCCTGCGGCGAACGGTTCAGATGCGGCGATGACGAGGGCCGATGGTGATACGAGAGAGCCGTCGGCCATCTGGAATGCTGCGAAAAAGCATATTTCACCCCAGAAATATTCCGCACTGATTTGCGAAATGTAGAACAACCCCGTCGAGACATTGTAAAAGGGGACCCCGTTCTTCACTTCGTTCGTCTTGTATTTTGCAATGCCGGTGCACGTAATCGGCTTGTTGGAAGAATCTACTCCTCCATGTCCTTCCAGTCCCAGAATGGTGGACTGCCGCACGACGGGAGGCCGGGGAATTTGAAATTCCTTGTAGGTGTCGCCATTGAGGTAGTAATGCACAACCTGTCGGTTTGTGTTGTCCATTACGATCAAAACATTGCCGAAATGCGTGATCCGGATGTCGGAGGACAGTCTCTCGGTGAAGACATCGCCGTAGTCCCAGTAGATTGTTTCGTTATCAATGATGACGGTAAGCAGGTAGATTGCGCTGTCGTCATAAGGGACGGAGGCAATGTAGGTGTCGTCACCAGCGGCCGGGTGGTGGTAGATGATCGAGATTTTCGGGAGCCACTCCTTGTCCTCGCCTGGAACCCGAAGAGAATGTTTTATTTTCAGCGGGTCGATATTATGCCAGCCACCCGTTTCCCAGCGCAGGTTGTGGAGTTCTTCGCACTTGCCGTCGGCGACGGTCAGATCGGGCGTCGAGGTATCGAGGCCCGAAACGGGAACGGAAATACGCCTGCGGTTGTTCTCTTGCTTTGCCATATTATTCGTCGTTTTGATTGATAGATTTTCGGATCGACTGCCGCAGAGCATTGAAGAAATCCTCTTCGGGACCGTTCGGTTTGTCGGAATTATTACCCGGTGTCGCGATTGTGGCGACAAGCCGGAGCAGGGAGGTGAAATCCTTGTCGGAGATCTCCTTAAGCGATACGCTCGTACAACGCCGGATCAGCTCTTTGCCCAGCAGTTCGCGGGCCTGTACGACGTTCGCTGTAAATTCATCGCCGGCGGCAGCTTCGGCTGTTACGATCCGGCGGTTCAGGTCCTCGTCAACCTGTTCCCGGACGGAAAGCAGTGCTTCCCGTTCGTCGGGGGAGAGGCGTTCCCAGGTGCGAGTGACGTACATCCGGCTGACTCCGTACTCTTGTGCAACGCGGGAAGCATTGCGCAGTTGCGCATATCGGTAGCAGATCAGTTTGTCGCGTTCCTGCTTTTCGAGGCGCGCTTCCTGCTGCTTCCGGGCTGCTGTCTTACGACGGGAAGCGGTTTTTTTCACCGGAGCGGTCATAAGGTTTTCGCGTTTTTTTGTGCTACGTTTTTGTAGCAAAAGTAAATATAATAGTTTATTTTTGGGCAATCGTGTAAATAAATTAATATACTATGTGTAGGCGGAATATTTGGATTTTGCTGGTGTGGGCCCTTTGCGTCGCGTTGGATCGTCTTGGATTCACTGCAATAGATAGCCCGAAGGTGTATGTTTCGTTTGTCGGGGCCTTGATCGGCGGCATTGCCTCGGCCGCCTCGGGTATATTCGGTGCGGCGGCAGCGAACAGGAGGCGCAGGCAGGCTGAACGCGAATTGGAGAAACAGAAAAAGAAACTGGCCGAATGGCGGGATGCGGAGATGGGCACAAACTATCTCGACCGGGCCGATTCGAGAGCCGCATTGCGCCGCGTGTTCGAACATAATAAAGAAGCGCAGAAGGCGGCGAACACGAATGCAGTGAAGTCTGGTATGACCGACGAGGCAAAGGTGGCACAAGCCGCGAAACTCAACGAGAATTATGCCGATGTCGTCAGTCAGATAGCTGGAGCCGGAGCCCGGCACAAAGACCGGGTGCAGCAACAGTACATGGATGAAACACGGAATCTCGACAACCTGAAAATTCAGAATCTGATGGATACTTCGGGGGTGGATAACATGGTACAGGGGATTACAGGAGCCGCTGCAGGGCTGGCAGGTCCCTTGGGTGGCGGGACGGGTGCTCCCGCATCTCCGGGAGTAGGGGTGTCTCAAAAGGTGCAGTCTATGGCGCAGAATGCCGCAGGCATTCCCGCGTGGGCGGGCCGATACAAAATAGGGTGACGCTATGGCTGAAAAAATACGGAAGAAAGTTTATAAGCCGGTCGCGGGTGCAGATCTGAAGCCGGAAACGCCGGAGGCTCCCGAAATCAGGGAGGAACCGGCTGTGCCTGATACCCCTTTGAAACCCTTGGGCGTATCCGAAACTGTTGCGGCTCCCTATGCCGAGTTCGGTGGGTTGTCTGAAAGCCTTGCGGCCCGCCGTTCGCAGGCTTCCCGGAGCCGGGAGGAGGCGTTGAGTGGCTGGCAGAAGGCGCTGGAAGAGCAGAAGAGTGCCCGCCTGGCGCTGGTGAACGCCGCCAAACCTAAATCCGAGGACACAGCGAAAGAACAGCGCAGACTTCGGAACCTGGCTATCGGACAGGCCGTCGGGGAGTTCGTCGGGGCGCTGTTCGGCGGTATTCAGGGCCTCGGAAGCAGATCGGGCCGCGGATATGTCCCGAAGATGCCGGGACTGTACCGTAATACGCTGGCGCGGTTGCAGCAGCTGCGCGATAACGATATTCTCGCCAATGAAAAATACCGCAATCTGATGGGCTCCATGCTGGAACGCAATGCGAGAGATCGCGCGGCAGCGGCGAAGGCCCGTTATGACGCGGCTGTCAAGGACGGGCTGGCGGCGGATGCCATGCAGGACAAGGTCGCGCTGGCGGCCGCGCAGGCCCGCGCCCGGGAAATTCTGGCCGAAAAGGAAGCAGAATGGCTCCTGAAGCTGGAAGGCGGCAAGGACAAGGCCCGGCAGGCCCTGGAGAAGACGAAGCACGGTTACCGGATGGAAGAGCGGGGCATTTACGGCGGCGATGTGGACTATCTGACGAAACTGCTGCTGCCGAAAACCCGGACCTCGACCACGAGCGGTACCAAATGGGGCCGGACCGAAACATCCACGACCTTCCGCGACGCCACGTCGTACAGCAAACAGGAGGTGGCAGCCGCAACGGAGCTGGCGAGACGGATCGCACCGATGGTCGAACGGTATCATCTGAAGGACAAGGAGGTGCTGTATCTGAAAAGAATTGCGGAAAAATACAACAAAAGCTGGGAGGAAATAGCGGAACTGCTCGACAAAGTGTTCGACGATGAAGATAAGTTGTCCGTCGGAGACATATCCGCGTATCTGGCAGAAGAAGGAATGGAATAACGACATGGCACTGGACGAGAGAAAGCGCGCGGCGCTGGATAAGTTTTTCAAGACGAAGGGCCCCGAGGATGCGGATTTTTGGCGGCCGAGTTCGGATGCTGCCGATGTAGCAGCCTATAATGCGGAGATAGACCGGGCTGTCGCCGACGCGGAACAAAGTTCCCGGTTCGGAAACGAGCGGAACCGGCAGCGGAGGGTCGATTTCCTGAAGGGGGCGCGGATAGGGACTCCGGAACCATATGTCTCGGGACTCAGCGATGAGAAGCGTGCGGCGCTGGACAGGTTTTTCGGATTTTCCGCAGCGGCGCGTCGTGCGTCAGCACGTCCGGCAGGACCTCAAGCTCCCGTAACAGAAATGCCGGAGACGGTCGTCCCCACCTCGTCGCTGCTTCCGTCGGAGCTTCCCGGGGATGACGGCCGGCAGGAACCCGTCGTCCCGGACGGGGAACTGGCGGCACGGCGCGCACAGAGCCGGAAGGCCGCCCTGGAGAGTTCGCTGGATGATGTTGTCTCCGGGCGGATATTCGGCCGTGGGGCCGATGAATCCCGACCGGTCCCGGATACGGAGAGCCTCGACTGGAGGGACAATATCGCCTCGGCGTGGCGTGGCATACTGGGCGGAGAGGTCGTCGAAGATTTGGCGCGTGTGTCGGGAACCCTGTCTCCCGGGGCCGCGGAACTCCGAAGGCGCGACACAGCACGTGATGCGGCATTCCGGGAGTATATGGAGCAGGAACTCCGCCGGAGCGGTTTCGAAGGCATGTCGGCGGACGAGCGCATCGCCGCCATGGAGAATCTGGTTCCGGCCGCCGGGGAGACGTTGAAAGCCGGAGGCGAAACGTTCACTCCCGAAGAGTTCGGGGAGCATCTGGACCGCTATGCCAAGGACATTGAGCATCTGGAGCGTTTCGCAGAGGATGCCAGCTACCGCAACGACTGGCTGCTGCAACATACGGGACTTACCGAGGAGCGCTACCGTAACAAGGTGGCCGATGAGCTGGAAGGGCGGCTGAATGAGATCGAGCGCAAGTTGCCCCGCCCTGGCGGCGGCAATTCGTTCCGGGGAGGGTATGCCGCCATAGGGCGTGCCATGAATGAAAAGCCGTCATCGGAGACTCCGGCGGTCCGCGAATGGATGACCAAAGCCCGGGATGTTGTGAACACCTTGCGCAAAGACAGTTTCGGTAGTGGTCTCCGGGAGGGATTCGATTTCGGCAATGTACTCACTGCAGGGTTCAAGGGATTGGGCGACAATGTCAACCTGATCCGGGTTCTGAATGCCGCGTCCCGAGGTGAGAAGCTGACGCCCTCGCAGCAGGCGCTGGTCGATGCGTGGTCAACGCAGCAGGAAGCCGAGGATGCCATAAATATGCTCGGAGGCCGGAGCTTGGGGGCCGGGATCGGCGCAGGATTCAGTGAGAGCCTGGAATTCATGACGGGGATGCTGGCGACATCCGGTGTGGCCGGTGCTGCCACGGCGGGCCTCCGCAAGGCCGCGACGTCGGCGGCAGCAAGGAGTGCCGCCCGCGCCGTGGCGCACGAAGCGACGAAGAAAGGGTGGAAGTCGGCTATAAGCAAGGGCTTGGGCAAGGGAGCCGTGCGTCTTTCGGAGAGCGTCGTAGGGGCTGCGGCGCGCACCCCGCTGACCGGACAACTCTATAAGGGGTACACCGACAAGCGGCTGGGACAGTTTTCCGCAGAGGAGCGGCCGGGAGATGACGGACTGGAAAAGACGATCCGAAAAGCTCCGCGTGGAGCCTGGAAGGATGCGCTGGAGGCATACCTGGAAACGGCTATGGAGTATCAGTCCGAGGATGTGGGACAATGGATCGGTGCCGGTGCCAATGCGTTGTCGAGGCGAGTGGCCCAGTCACGTCTGGGAACGTTGATGGGGCTGAAAAACTTTTCGGGAGCCAAGCGCAATGCCGCACTGCAATGGTTCAAGGAGAATGCCAAGATCACCAACTTTGCAGGAGAAGTACTCGGTGAGGCTTACGGCGATGCCATGGTGAACCTTTTCGAAGGAAACCGTCAGGGCTGGCGGGAGATGATGACCAAGGATTACTGGTGGACGTTGGGCGGTGTCTCGGCGCTGCTTTCCGGTCCTGTGGGGGCTTTGGGCGTCCCGGCGCAGATCCACCAGGCCCGGGTTGCGTCCGGATTGTCCCGGCTCGAACGGAAATCCCTGGCATCCATCGAAAATCCGGAGCTCAAAGACCGTATGGCGAAGATTGCGGCGATGGAAAATATCACGCAGCGCAGCCGCGAACTGGCCAAACTGGACTGGAAATCGAAGGAGATAACCGAAGCGGACGCCGTGCATGTTCTGGACTTCATCAATGCCCGGACCAAACTGGATGCCCTGCAGGGCAGCGAGACTGAAGACAGGCGCCTGACCCGTTTCATCCCGGTCCTGGAAACACTCGACCGGCTGCAATACCGCGGATCCGAGGGAAAAGCTCCGACGGGAGAGATGATGTATGCCGCGGATAATTCCGGAAACAGCTATATCGTCCTGTCGGGAGACCCTGCGTCGGGCGACATGCTGACCGTGTATGATCCGGTGAAAAAATACCGACTGGAGGTCCCCGCCTCGGAGATCTCCGGATGGGAGACGAAAGGCGTTTCGGATGTCATTGCCGAGGAGTATGCCCTGATGTTCCGGGTCGAGGCCAACCAGGAGAAGCTAGACAATCTGTTTTCCCGGGTCCGGGAGGCCGCCGAGGCCGGAGTCAGCGACACGGCGCTTGCCGACATGCTCCTCTCGGAGGGCATTCACGTCTTCAAGCCGGGCGATGAGGCGACATTGCTCGACGGACAAAAAGTCCTTGTAGAGGATTTCTCGGAAGGCGACTACGAAGTGGTGCTCGAGAACGGCGAGAAAGCCTCCGTGGGACTCAATGAAGTGTTGCTACCCGACGCGGAGGCTGCACGGGCACAGCAGGCGGCGCAGACGCAGGATGCCGGGGCTGAATCCTCCGCTTCGGAAACAGTTCCGGACGAGGTCCGGCAGGCCGGGGTGCAGGCCGAGGCTATGGCCCGGGAGGCCGTGGTGAGCGTCCGAAATGCCGATGACGATATAGTTTACACCGTGGATGTCGAAGGTTCGGACGAACCGGTGAACATTCTCCGGGGCGCCTCGCTCGTGTACGATCCGCAGACGGGAGCTGTGGATGTCCCCGCTACGCTGCGCCGGGCGCAGGAACAGGGGCTTCCCGAGACGGTGGCCATACGCTATGCTGACGGGAAGCCGGGGATGGTTCATATTTCCGAGTTGCAGACAGTGCTTGAAGCGGCGGATTCCGAAGAGGTCGTCCGCGAGGCCCGGACTGCTGCGGAACAGCAGGCCGCCGCCATGCAGCAGGATGCGGCGGAAGCGGAGCCGGCCGGAAGCGTTCCGGAGGAGACGGAGCCGACGGCTGCTGCCGCCGATCCGCTTGTGGGTAGGTCGCTGACCGACGAGGAGGCCGGGCAGGTGATCGGACAGATGGAAGCTGCGGCCGAACCGGCCCCGGAGCTGGAGCTGACGCCCGAGAACTGGATGGCGCAGTTCGGCGAGGAGGGTAAGGTGCAGACCCCGATCGGCGAGGTCAAGATGGGGGAGAACCAGTATTTGAAGTTGTTGAAAACCGGAAGAGAAAAATATTTCGGTATGATAAAGCCCACGCTTGATACTCCGGATGTCGTATTGGAAGAATCCGATCCCCAAGATGGAGCCGAGCGTAATTCCAAGTACTTATTTATAAAGACTTTTATAAAGCCGGACGGGAGCCGTTATATACATTTTGAATCGGTAACTGTAAGGAAAGATAATCTGGAAGTATCGGTCAGCAGCCATGAGATTGATAAAGGGCCTTTTCAGAAAAAAATGCAGAACGATCGAGTTCTGCATTTGAAAAAGTCTCTCTTCGATTCTGAAGGGCGCTTAACCGAACCTCGTATGGAGGGGCCGGACCTTGTTCCTACGCCGAGGACTTCCAATGGCAAAGATACAACAACTATTCCGGAAAACCAAACCGCGAAGGCGGAAATCCCGCGACAGAAGAACGGACAGCCGGATTTCAACGCCATGCCGGCGGACATGCTGGCCGTGGAGATGTCGGCGGCAGTCGGTCATGACAAGGCCGTGGAACGTCTGCAAACAGCCCGAAAGGCCAATGCGAAGAGTATGGACAAGTTGCGCAAGTCGCTGGACGGGATGGGCGATCTGAACAAGGCGATGGCCGTGGAGCAGCGCCTCGCCGCCATGCAGCAGGAAGATGCCCGGCTGGCCGGGGCGCTGGAACAGTTGGGTGCAGTCGAAGAACCCGTTGTCGGAAAGGCACCGGCAGAGAACTTTTCGCAGGAGATCGAGCGGTTGTTCCCGGAGGGATTGCCGAACGTCCGGGCGCAGGTGCTGGCCGACATTGCCCGCGGGCAGCGGTTCGTGTGGAATGACAGTCCGGATGGGACGAAGCGCGGCGTGGCGACGGAACTCGGGTTTGCGGGGAACGAGGGCGAACGCCGGGCACGGTTCGGAATGCTCGGGGGCGAGGCCACGGGAGCGAAGCACGTCAGCAGGTACGTGCATGACTTGTGGCAGGACAGTAACGGATATGCCTTCGATATGGACGATGCGGCGCTGCGCGACGAGGTGATCGACGTGTTGCTCGCCACGCCGTCGCGGGCATCGGCAATGGAGCAGTTGCGCGACATGGCAGCCCGGCATACGGAGGACCTGGCAGCGGCGGAAGCGTATGACCAGGAGAGGTACAACAGTCGGCCGGAGCCGGTAATAGCAGAACAACCGGGGCCTGACGATGTACCGTTCTCGGTAGTGGGCGGTGCATCAGCGGCTCCGGCGGGTGTTACGCCCGAACGATGGGAGGTGATCGTGGACCAGTTGCGGCGGGTGATCGGAGCAGAGAATGTCGTGACCGATCCGGAAGCGGTCCGGGCGGCCTATGACGATATTGTCGCCCGCGGCGGAAATGTCCGATACAGCATCCGCAGAGATGCCCCTCCGGCCAGGACCGGGATCGGCTATAAGGTATTCGTCCTAAAGAACGGGCAGCTTTACCCTCCGATGGTCGCCAATCCCAACGGTGCGGCAACCCCTGTCGGTGTATGGCTGGATGCGGATGCCGCTCCCGTCGCCGGACAGAGCAAAACAGGCCGGGCGCAGGTCAAGGCAGGAGGCAAAGGCACTCAGGGCGGAAGCGGTGTCCTCGCCTATAGACCCGGATGGCATTTGGGCGAAATTCCCTATGCGCTGCAATTCAACCGTCTGAATCCCGAGACGGGAGAACGGGAACTCTTCCCCGCCAACTTCGTATGGGCCGAGGTGGAATATGCCAACGATGTAGACTACCAGGAGGAGGCCATGAGTTATGGCTATAACCGAAACGGCCGGTTCCAGCATAGCTATGCCGGACTTCCGAGAGTTCCGGAAAACGGCGCATACAAGTATCGGACAAATCCCAATCCGGAGACTGACCCGTGGATAATAACCGGCGCAATGCGCGTGAAACGCCTTCTGAAGCCAAGTGAGGTCGATGCAATGGTCCGTGAGGCCGGTCGGACTCCGCAGCAGCGGCAGCAAGGGGCGGTGACGGATGCCCAGATAGAGGAGCTGAACGAGCGGATGATCCGCTCGCGGCAGCAGGTGGCGGATATTAACGAGCGGTTCAACGAGCAGCTGGAACAGCTGAAGGAAGGGACACTCGCCAGCAATGTACGCCTTGAATTGGGTGTGCCGGGTTCTGTATTGCAGGCAAGCGGCATAAATCCGTCGCAGATATACCTGACGCAGCATGTACTGCGAACACATGCGGAAAAACATGGTCTGACGACTGATGATCTTCGGAATCTTCCCGCTGCTTTGGAGAATCCGATCATGGTCTATGAGTGGGGAGACAAGGCCCGATCAACAGTAGTAATTACGGAAATTCCACGCGGCAACGAGCGGATTGCCGTTGCGGTAAGATTGAAAAGCGGCCAGAACGGCATTGCTGTAAATGCTGTAGCGAGTGTTCACGGCAAGTCCGCGGAGCGTCTGCTGGCTGACATGAATAACGGTAAATCGGATTTTGCCCAAAACAATCTCAGATATGTAGACAAAAAAAGAACTCTTGACTGGTTAGCGTCAGGCTCCTTTGGCCTTGGCATCTCAGATCAGGAGTTCTTATCTGCGACAAATATAATCACAAATTTCGAGAATCCAAAGATTGGGCCGGAAAATATAGTTCCGCAAGACGAAGAAACGCGCTATTTCCGGACTCTGGAGGGCGAGGTGTACGGATTCACGGCAGGCGGAAAAATATACCTCGACAGCGAGCGAATGAATGCTGCGACGCCGATGCACGAATACACGGAGCTGTGGTCGCAGATCGTGGCTCGGGAGAATCCCGCGTGGTGGCACCGTGCCAAGGAGATCATGCGCGGTGATACGGGGCGGCTGGGAGAGATCTGGCAGGAGGTCAATTCAGACCCGAACTACCGCGACTTGGGCGAGGATCTGCGGGCTTCGGAGACGCTGTCGCGCGCTACGGGAGAATGGTTTGCGCGCAAACAGGCCGGAATCCGGGATCATGAGAATCTGTTCACGGCGCTCAAACGCCTGGTACGTGAATTCTGGCGAAAGCTCAAATCGGCCTTTGCAAGATGGTCGGATGAAGAACTGGCCAAAATGAAGGCCGACGATGTGATGGGAGCTCCTCTGAAAGATTTCGTGGAGGGCCTTGACCTGCAAAAATACCGGGATGAGAAAACGCTGGCCGGAGTGCACAACATTTCGGCCGAAAAGTTGAAAAAGGCGATCAAACAGGGCGGTCTGGCCAATCCGAGTGCCGCCGTTATCGACGTCGAGAAGCAGTCGCACGAGGGTTACGGGGAGATTTCGTTGATCCTGCCCTCCTCGCTGGTGGACAAACGCACGGGACGCAATGCCGGGACCTGGACGGCGGATGCCTGGACCCCGATCTATCCGGCCGTGGAGCGTCAGTTCAGCGACGATGGCGGCGAACGCTTTGCCCGGGACATGCAAGCATTGCCCGAAGCGATGTATGCAGAGACGCGCATGGGCATGAACGACTGGCTGGAGGGCCGCGGTTCGCGGCAGCTGGCCTACATGTTCCTGCATGAGCGGGGCGAGGCTCCGGAGCTGCGGACTGTTCCTGCGCGCTATGGCGCCGCGACGCGGAAGGCCGTGGAGGATGCGACACAGGGAGCCTTTGATCTCTACAACGCGGACGCCGAAGCCCGACAAGCCGTTCTGGAGGCTTATGTCGGGGAACAGTTCGGGGGCGACCGGACCGCTTATGAGCGGGCTTTGGCCGGGAAGGTCGCGCGTATGGAGGGGCTGCTGAACCACGAACGCGCCATGGTGAGACGCCGTGCCGCGGAGACGCTGGCCGGAATCCGGGAAACGGGCTTCGACTACAAGGAGCTCAGCGATTTCGCGCGCTCGGTGGGGGACGACGCGCGACGTGGCGGCAAGGCGGACGCAGCGGCAACGAACGAGGCGGCGGCAAGACAGATCGAAGAGAACGGTCTGCAAGGGGAGTTCGACAAGTGGGTCGAGGGTTTCGAGGAGCGCTACGGGGTCCGTGAGGTGCTGTTTAACGGCTTTACTCCGAGCGGTATGCGCCGCTATGTACCCAATACCTTGGAGAACGCCTCGAAGATGATGACCCGCCAGGGGCGTAACGGCGCGACGGGAATGGGCATCAGTTTCAACACCTTCGCCGCAGGGCTTCTGGACAGCCTGGGATCATTGAAGGACATCCGCGCCCGGAAGGGCAGTCTGACGACGGATCACGGGAAGGTGGACGCCTTCCGGGACAAGTGGTCCGAGGTGTTCTTCGATCTGGGCGAGAAGTGCCAGCCGGGCGCCAAGGGATACGACGACTACGGACTTTACCGTCTGGCAGAGGCGGCGCGGAAGAGAGATCCGCAAGCTTATCTGAAGAAAGAGTACGGCGTGGAGCTCTCCGATGAGGATACGGCCCGCCTGAAGGAGATGGTGAAAGCCATCCGGACGGAATTCCCGGCGATGTACTTCGAGACGAAATTCGAGCGTCCGGTTTACTTGAACGAAATGGCGGGGGCCGTCGTCCCGGAAAATACGGACAAGGATATTCTGGATGCGCTGGATGCAGCCGGGATTCCGTACCGCACATACGGTGCTGCGGAAGAGCGGCCGCAGGTTATCCGGGAATTTTCGGAAGAGCTGGAAGGCGTGCGTTTCAACCGTGAATTTACCGAGCGGCGGGTGACGACGCTCGAAAAGTTGGAAAATAAGCGCGATGCGCTGATTGCCGACCGCGGAAATATTGCTAACTTTGACGAACGACTGGCTGCGGTGGATGCCGAAATCGAGGCATACATGCAGTCGGACCCGGTAGCCGAGACGTTCGGCGAGGATGGTGCGGATGCCGAGGACGATGCCCATCTGCAGGCCGTGGAGGATGCGGTGTACGATATTGTTCGCAAGGAAGGCGTGATAAGCGTTCAGGTGGATGTAGTGCGGTCCACTGATGCGTTGCTCGAATATGCACGAAGCAATAATTGGGCAAAAGAGGATATAGAAGAGATCAAGCAGGGCGTTTTGATCCCAGGATATTACTCTGATGACAATGTAACGATACTCGCTTCATTGATTGAAGATCGTAAGGCGGCTACGGGTGTATTCTGGCATGAGCGGACGCACGGGATCACGGATGAACTACGGACGTCGGATCAACTGACGCAGGCTGCCGAACAAGCCGGGGCCGAGTTATTGGATGCGGCATTGGCGAAACGTGGCTATTCGACCGAAGCATACCCGATGGAGCGCATGGCAGACGAATATGTCAGCCGTGGTGTCGAAATATTAGCGAAAAAAGGGTTGCTGGATGATTATCTGGCCACCTCCGAAGCAGGAATCGAGCCGATAGAGGCGTATCTTTCCGAGCGAAATGTGCCGGATATGTTGCGAGGGTTTATAATTGATAGTTGTAAATATATCAAGAATCAGAAATATGGAACCGAAACAAAAATATTATCACGAGCCGACGATAACGGTAGGGTTGCAACGCCCCGGGAGTCGATTGCATGGTTGCGTTCTGATAACCGAACGCCAGTCGAAGCGGATAAAGGAGCTGATGGCGGCGGGGATGTCGCATTACGACGCGGTTTTTCAGGCGCAGAAAGAGAGTCCGCTGCGGAGCGTGACGAAGGAGGAGTACGAGCGGATGATGCAGTCGGAGTTCATCCAACACGAGGAGGAGATTTAGAAGAAAATCCCGCTTTATATGGCACAGAAAGAACGAGACAGAATATCCCGGGAGAAGTTGAGAGACAACTTGATTCTCGATTATTTCCTGCCCGCGAAGGCGACGGAACGGCAGATGAAACGGGCGGAAGAACTGGAACGGCAGGGGATGCGGTTCCGGAACGCATTGGAGCAGGCGCAGCAGGAGTTGCCGCAGACGCCGGAGGACGTATTGGTGGACGTGGAGGAGATTTAGACCGTCCGAGTTTTTCATTCGGAGATTCGGGGAATGACGCCCCGAAACTTACCAAACAGCAGCAGCTGATCGCTGACGTTGAGGCTGCGGTCTCGGATCCGCGCAATGATCTTGCGACGACCATCCGCAATTTCATGCCGCAGGTCGAGACGCTGCGGGAGGCCCTTGTCGAAGAGTTGGAAGGCGATCCGGCCGGGGAGCTGCTGTCGGCATTCGGAAGCGCCGGGGACCGTGCCACAGCCATCGGGGCGCTTCGGGAGATGCGCCAGGCGCTTCTCGACCGGGACATCCGCCGCAAGGAAGAGGATGCCCGGCGGCGTGCGGAGCGCCGGGAATATCATGAAAAGGTTCTGAACCTGTATTCACGGCTGACGGAAACGGATGTCGAGCCCGACAAGCTGCCCCAAAGCGTCACTTCGTATATCAAGACGCTGGTTACTCCGGAACTGATGGAGGTTATGGGCATCCGGGATTTTCATTCCATAGCGACGGATATTGAAACAGCCTTGCAGCAGGATAAGATACAAAAGGCCTTCGCAGAGTATCGGAAGCAGCGGGCGCATTACAGGGATATTCAGCAGACGGAAACAGATCCGGCGGTGCTGGAATCCGAGCGGCAAGTTATGGAGTCTGCCGCGCGGACATTCGCGGACCGGGTTCTGGCGAGTCGTCCCATGCAGCGCATCATGGACGCCGTCGCGGACATGGACCTGCGCCTTGCCAAGAATCGTTTCGATGACTTGCTGCGCCTGAAAGTCGAGGGCCTGAATGCCAGCGGCGTAAACACGGCGAAGAGTGTCGATGAAAATACGCGGGTCTTCTTCAAACTGCTGCGCGACAACCTTGGTCTGACGGAGGCGCAACTCCAGGCAAAGATCGATAAGCTGCAGGACGGCAATGCGGTGAATCCACTGGTTAATTTCGACGGCGTGATGCTTCACGCGATGTACCGGGCCTGTCTGGAAGAGGAGAACAATATCGACGATCTGAAATCCCGTCTCCGGAAATACTCCCGGGAGTCGGTGCGCCTTTACCATGTCATCACCGGCAAGTCGAAAGGCGTAAGCGACGCATTGCGCGAGGAGGCCCGGGCAAACCGTGCCACAGCACGCCGTGCCATTGATGCGACGCGTGCGGCGCTCGTTGCCGCCAAGAGCCACCTTGCGGGCAACTATGCAAACCTGAACCAGCACCTGACCTCGAAGTTGGAGACGGGCAAGACCCTTTTCAGCGATGTCGAGGAGGCCCGGAAGCGGCACCAAAAACATCTGGTCTCGGAGGCCGTAAAAGCCGTGAAACCCGATCCTGGAAGCAAGACCCAGAATGCCGATTTTCCCGAGGGCAGCAGATTCGTCAAAGGCATCACTTCCCCGTTCGCGTCGTTCGAAAGCACGCTGCAGACCGTAAGCCTCACCGATCCGGGACGCAACGGATTCCTGACGCAGCACTTCATGCTGGGGCCGGACGGCTGGGCCGAGGCCAACGGGCAATACCAGCAACGGAGGTCGGAGATACTGAACGGAATTCTGGCCGCATTCGACAGGCTGGTGCTCCATAAAAAGAGCGATACGAGTGATCGTTCTTTGGGCAAGAGGCTTGTAGAAAGACTGGAACGTCCCTTTAAGGAGACCGATACAGACGACCTGTTCCGATATTTCGGAGAACGGCTCTCCGACAGGGACGGGAATCCGGTAATCCTGGAAACGACTTCTCCGGAGGGCAGTTATTATAAATCGCGCAGCATCGTCGTCACGCGCGGTAAAGCGTTGCTGTGGATTGCCTGGGGCCGTCAGTCGGAACTTATGCCCCGGCTTGAAAACATTGGTTTGGACCGCGAGAAGTTGGAAATTCTTCGAAGTCTGCTCTCAAAGGAAGATCTTGCATTTCTGGATTGGATACAGCTGGAACTCCTTCCAGAGCTGCTGAAAGAGAGGTACAACCCGGTTTACCGCCGGATGTTCGGCGTAGATATGGATTCTACGGCATGGTATTTCCCGTTTGTAGCCAATAAGAACATGGTGCGGCAGGAGGTGGACATGTCGCAAATCGAATCCGACGGACTTCCGGCGACGATCACCGGGTCGATCATCCGGCGTCGGCATACGATGATCGAGCCCGATCTGGATGTGGATCTTATGGGAGTATTGACGAACCATATCGGTGAGATGGAACATTGGGCCGCTTTCGCCCCCTTCATCTCGGACATCAATACGCTGTTGAGCTCCCCGACTTTCCGCAATGCGTTGGAAAGTCAGCAGAAAGGACGTTATTCAGCCTTCAAGAAGGTCTGTTTCATCGCCGCTGACGCTTACCGGAAATTCCAGCCCGACCCTTCGGAGCAGTTCCTGACGACATTGGAGAAGACGTGCGCTTCGGCCAAGATCGCCTGGCGGGGATTCACGGCTCTGAAACAGGTGCTTTCGGGAGTGATGTTCCGGACTTACACCTCGGATGCACGTTTCCAAAAAATCGTGACCCGGCATCTGTGGGATCCGTTTGTCACGTGGAAAGACTGGACGTGGTGCATGGAGAACCTTCCTTCGTTTCGGGAGCGGTGGGAGAGCCGGTATGCCGGAGACGAACGTCTGGCACTCAAATCCCCGTCGCGGGGGCGTCTCAACCAGGCGATCTTCGACCACCGTGGAATACAGAAGACCCGCAGATGGTTCTTGAGGAGCTTCATGTACATGAACGCTCTGGTCGATGCGTGGGTCTGTGCGCGGGGAGCCCGTGCGGTGTATCTTTTCGAGATGGAGCGCTTGCAGGAGCGGGGGCTGGATGCCGGGGAAGCAGACCGACAGGCGAAGATACTGGCGGCCATAGCCATGAATACGACCCAGCAGTCGAGCGAGGGGGCCTATATGTCAGTTCTTCAGAGCGACCGGACCTATATGTCGGCAACTCTGTCTATCTTCAACAACTCCAGTTTCGCCTTCGGACGCATCGCCCAGCAGGCATTCAAGGTCCTGACCATGAGCAAGGCACGCCGCGAGGAGGTTCTCGAAGCACGGAAGCGGTATTGGATAGGTCGAGGTTTGGATGAAACGCAGGCCACGACCCGGGCTCGGGAGGACATGCGGCGCTTGATGCGGGATGCCCGCCTCAAACTCCTGCTGGCGGGATATTTGGGCAACCTTATCTGGAACCTGTTCCCGCCCGTTATGACGGCCTTTGTCGGAGGATTCAACCGGGATCGCGACAACCGGGATTCTTCGTACTGGCGCACTTGGTGGAACACCTTGCGCAACGAGGTTTCATGGTCTACATTCGTGACGCCTGTTTTCCGGAACTTTGCCGGAGGTTCGCAGGTGGAAGGTGTCGTCAACGGTTTCGACTTGAGCCTTTCGATGGCTCTGCAAGATTATGAAAAGTTGAAAAAGGAGGTGTCCGACGTTATCAGTGATTTCAGCCCAGCATTGGCGTTGCACCTGCTGGGCAAGGTCGGGGCTCTGGGACTCGGAGTGGATTTCGATACCTTCGTAAATATGTATAAGGGAGCGTATAAGATGTTCACCCGGCATGAAACGGCCGCCGGCATCTTCCAGTTCCTGAACAGTCCGAAAGCAATCCTCGCGGCTGCGGAGCACAGCCCTGGTCGCGGGGAGACGGACCGGGAGTATATGGAGCGTATGGCTTATGCCGAAGGGATTGCGGAGGAGGAAATGAAACGGATGGAGACTGCACCTTCCTACCGGTTGGATGACTCAGAGCGCAAAGTACTCCGCAAGATGAAAAAGTGGGAGCGCAACTACCTTGCCTACCGTCAGGCTTCGGCCCTGGGAATGTCCTGGGAGCGGGACAAGTTCGGGAATGTCACGATTCCGGAACTGAAGAGGCTGGACGAGGATTATGAGTCCGCCGTGAAGTGGATGGGGCTTACACGCTCCGGAGAGCCTGTCGATGAACTCAAAAAGAACTGGGATTCGCTGGGCCGGCAGGAGGAGGAACTTACCATCGACATAATCGGAAGAGTCCATGCGATCTATCCTTTCGAACGGGAGTTGGAGAACAACGTCGTCTTCGGGGACGAATATCGGGAGCAGATGAAAGCCCTGGTCAAACTTAAACAAGAGGTGGTAGCATTAGTGGAAAACAACAAATAACAGTAATATATGGCTGAAAAGAGTGTAGACATCCGGCGTTTGCGGGCGTTGGCGTCGGGCAGGAAGAACGGAGCGGCGAAATATCCGAAAGGCGTAATGTCGCAGATCCGCCGCTCGCAGGCGGAGAGGAGCGAGAACATGGACTTGCTGTATGCCTGCCTGAACGACTGGTCGCAGTTGGACGGGAAACGCCGCGATCACGAACGGTTCATGCGTTACATGGGCGGCGATCAATGGAGCGACCTGGTGGCCGATCCGGACAACGCGGGAAAGATGATCCGCGAAGAGGTGTTGATCTCCCGGACGGGGATAACGCCGATCTCGCTGAATATTATGCAGGAGTTCATCCGCAACATCCTCGGGCAGATGCTTTCGAACAAATACCAGTCGGTTGTGAGGGCTCGGCGCAGCGAGGACGACGTGGTGGCCGAAATGCTCACCAATACGTTGCAGGCGTGTCTGGAACTGAACGAAAATCCGACGCTCGACATCAATCACCTGTTCTGCCTGTTGTCGATGGGCATATCGTGGGGAAAGGTGACATATACAGCGTGGGATGAGCGAAACGACACGGACGGAAAAATCTATTTTGTGAATCAGAACCGTATCGGATGGAATCAGGACTGTGAGGACCCGCGCATGTTCGACTTGCGGCGTATTTTCGAACTGCATGACTATACGCCCGGGGAGCTGCTGGCGAATTTTGCCAAAACACCGTCGGACGAGCAGGCGCTGCGCGAACTGTATGCTCCGATGTTCAGCCGCGGAAGCATCGCCGAAACGGTGAATCAGACTGCGGTAGACACCCTTGCGACGCTGGATTTCTGGCAGAACACTTCGGCGCTGAACAAATGCCGCGTGATCGAGGTGTGGCAGAAACTGGGCCGGTGGGTGCTGTGGGTGCATGACCGTGCTACGGCGGACCTGCCGAAAGAGTATTTGGAGGGATTCGATGCCGTGGAGCGGGCCGCGGAGGCCGAGAACGACCGACGCCGCGAGCAGGCGCTGGCCGCGGGGCTGACGGAAGCGGATGCCGAGGATGCGCGGATCGAGTACGAACGCCGGTACGAGGAGTATTGGTATGTTAAATACCTGACCCCGCAGGGGGTATGTCTGCTCGAAATGGAGACCCCTTACAAGCACCAGCAGCATCCGTATGTATTTGCGGCCATGCCGATTGTGGACGGGTTGGCGAAACCGCTGCTGTCGGACCTGATCGACATTCAGCGCAATATCAACCGGCAGCGAACCATGCTCGACGCGATCATCGCCGGAAGCGCGAAAAACACGCTGTTCATCGCCGAGGAGCAGATACCCGCAGACCTGACCCTGGAAGATTATGCCGAGCAGATCGAGCGAATCAACGGCGTGGTGAGATACAAAGCGAAGGCTGGCGTGCCGCTGCCGGAATATCTGTCGCGGAACTCGACGAATATCGGCGTCTGGGAGATACTGAACTTCGACATGCAACAGGCCAAGGAGATCGCCGGACTAACAGGGGCTTTGCAGGGGCAGGTCGCAAAAGCGGGGACACCTTCATCGCTGTATGCCCAGCAGGCGCAGAACGCCCTGTTGAATTTCGTGCTTCTGTTCGATCGCTTCAACGAATTTGGTCGCAAGCGCGACGATAAGCTGCTGAAAGTGCTGATCCAGTACTACGACAAGCGGCGTCACCTGTCCGTGTCCGGGCAGACATACAGCGACGCGGCAGCGGAATACATTCCCGAGAAGGCGCAGGCTATTGCCGACAACTACGCGCTGGTGATCGCGCAGGCCGCGGATGCACCGGTGTTCCGTCAGCGGATCGACGATTACCTGATGGAGTTCGTGAAGCTGGGGATGCCGTTCGACCTGTTTCTCGAAAACACTACGCTGCCCTTCGGCAAGAAACTCGCGGCGCAGATCAAGTCGCTCCGTCAGCAGCAGGAGCAGGGCCAGCAGCTCGATCCGGAGGCGATGGCGCAAGTGCAGTCAGAAGCCTCACAGAGGGCGAATCCGCAGGCTACGGCATTGCTGGCGCGGATGTTCGGGGCGCAATCTTCCGGGCAAGTGCCCGGGATGCCGAACAAGCCCGCGGCATAGGTCAGAAATTTGCATGTGTGCGAACCTCGGTCCTTTTAGACCGGGGTTTTTCGTTGAGGGGAATTTCAACGGGCGGGTCCATGACCGACGAGACTTTCAGGCCGATGGCAGTTGCCATGTAAATATCGTCGTGGAACTTGTCCACGGCGCCGTAGGAACCGTCGGCCTTCTGTTCGTAGGTCATGGCCTCGTCGAGTGCTCGGAGGTCATTCTCGGCGTAAAGCTGGTCGCGGAAACGCCGCTGCATCTGCGTAACCAGGTCGTCCTTCGTCGCTTTGTTGGTGTGGAAGCCGTACCGGGGCGGCACGCCCTCGCGGACTTTCGTGGGGTCGTCGCGCGAATAGATGTTGTCGTAAACGTCCACGATCTCGTCGAGGATTGTGTAGAAAAAATCGCTGTCTTCGGGTTTATGCTTCTTGATGGAGTTGAACTCCGGGACGAACAGCGCGTGGTTGTAGAACTCGGCCAGCTGCACGGCTTTCCAGATGGCGAGGTCCTGGTCCATGTGGAAACGCCACGTGCCGATGCACTCTTCGTCGCCGCCGAAGAGTTTCATGTAGCGGTCGATCACGCGAATCACGGTCCAGTCGGCATCGTCGCTTTTGCCGCCGATGTCCATCGAGACGACATAACGGTTGGCGACATGGCGGCTCTTGTCGGGAAGCGCCCACAGCCACAGCGTGCCCTGCGGGTTCGGAACGAAGGTCAGGGAATCGTCGATGGACTGCGGGCCGTAGGCGGCGTCGGCGATCAGTTCGCCCCGGTGGATCGGGGCGCAGCATTGGGCCGTCATTCGCTGGATGTCGTTCGGGTTATGGACATTGCGGCCCGTAGTGGCGAATGCCTCGGTAGGGGTGGAGGGATATTCGCATCGCATACGCCAGTCGGAAGGCATGGTGCGGCGTTTCTGACGATACCAGTTCAGACCTTCGAGCGTCGCCCCGAGGTTGAAATAATAAATTTCCTCTTCGGTCATGCTGCGCACAAAGTCGGACTTTTCCTGCTCGGTACGGAAACGGCGGTAGTAGAGGTCGATCTCGAACCAGGCGACAAAGACGGGTTTAAAGCCGTTTTCACCTTTCTCCGCTTTAATCCAGGTATCGTGAAAATAGTTGCCGACGCCCTTTGCCGTGCTTTCCAGCACGACGCTGGTGTAGGGATCGTCGGGGATGGAACCGACGACGCTCTGGATTACGTCGGCGGCCTTGCGCTTGGGGGTGTCCTCCCACAGTCCGACCTCGGTGCAATGGGCCAGTTTCAGGTCGTCGGAGCGCAGCGCCTCGGGATTCTGCACCGAGCCGATCGAGACGACGGCCCCGCGTTCCTCCAGCTGCCGGTTGGACTGCGAACCCTCGAAATTCTGGAAACGGACCGGGAACACCTCTTTCGGGTGGTATTGCGCCATGCGCGAATACATGGCCCGCACGTTGCGTGCCTGGTCCTTCTGATGGGCGACGATGCAGCTGTTCCAGTTGATGCGGTGGAATAGCTGAATCCACGCATAGAAAAGCTGGACGAGGGTGGAACCGCCCCACTGGCGGGCTTTGAGGACGATCACGCGGATCGGCTCCCCGGCGAAAAGGGCCGCAATCAACTCGTTGAGTAATTTTAACTGCGGCCGCCGCAGAACGAAGAGGATGATTTTCCCCGATTTCTTGTCTTTGATCCGGGCGCACGTCGCCGCCCAGTATTCGAAATCGTAATTGATGCGCTCGCCGTTGAGGAAATCGCAGCACTTGTCGAACGACAGACCGTTCCGTGCGGCGAAGGCCGCAAGCGACCCGGCCTCGGCGATCTGTTGGAAAACGGGCGTCCGGTAGAGGTAGTCGGGAACGAGGATGAAACGCTCGGTGTCGATCCGCAGTTTCTCGCGCGGGATGGGGGAGCCGGCCCCCGTAAGCGGGTCGTATTTTTCGAAAAGGCGGCGGTTATGGTCGTCGTTCTCCCGGAGCACCTGCCGGATGCCCTCGGGGGTTCTAACCTCGGTTATCACTTTCCCGCAAACAGCTGTTTATTATTTTCTGAATGTATTTCGGAGCCATCGGCGGAATCATGTCCCGTGCGATGATCCGGGCATAGTAGAGCTTGCCGATATGCTCTGCACGAAGGGAATTCTCGCTCTTTTCCTTTTTCAGCAGTTCGAGGTATTTCCGGTAAATCTCCCGGTGCTTGTTGCGAATGAACTCCTGACGTGTCTGCGGTTCCTGCCTTATATCCATTGTCCGTGGAATTTTTTTGTGCTTTCGTAGCAAAAGTAAGTGATTTAATTTACTTATCAAAAATATAGTAAATAATTACATTTACAACGAAAAGTTATTGAACTCGTTTTTTCGACTTAAAAACAGACAAAAAGATGGCAAAGAAAGACGACAAAGAGCAGCAGGTTCCAGAAACAGATATTTTGGAAGCCGCAGCAACAGCAGCAAAGGAGGCTGACGAAGCAACGCCGGTTCCGGCAACGGAACGTCCGGCGGGACGGGTTCGGGCTTTTATGCTCGCAAAATTCCCCGATCGACCCTGGGAGGACGATGCGGAACTGGAAAACGGTGTGGCCGACTGGTTGGAGGAGGCCGACAAGTCGCTGGCGGATTACCGGACGGCTGACGAGAAAATCCGTAGCATCGCGGAAAAATATCCCGAGATCATGGCGATTGCCGATGACCTGGCGAAGAATCCAGGGATGCCTCTCGGAGTGGCGATCCGGCGCAATATCGACGAGGACGAGTTGGAAGTCGGGGAGGACGATCCGGGTTTCGAGCAACTGCGCAAATCCCGGGAAGAACGTGCGTCGCGCCGTAAGGCCCGCGAGGAGTATCAGCAGCAACTCGACCGGAATCTGGAAGCAAGCCGTGAGATTGTGGAAAAGTATCTTGCCGACAACGAAATGTCGGAGGAGGAGGCCGCAGCGCTCGGCAAGTACGTGGACGACATCATGGAGGCGTATCTGGACGGGCGGCTGACCGTGGATGTGCTCAACATGTTCCGCAACGCCATGAACTATTCGAAAGACGTGGCCGATGCCCGTGAGGTCGGAAAGGTCGAAGGGATGAATGCCAATATCGACGCCGAACGGCAGCGCAGACAGGAGGCGACGGACGGGTTGCCAGGTCCTGGAAGCTCGACGGGGCAGATCGCACCGCCCGCACCGGCGGAGCCAAGCGACATGATCGACGAGATACTGAAACGGAACGAACGGCGGTACAACATGCTGAAGTAATCACAAGAAAAAATACAACAGAAAATCAAACTTTCAAACAGATCAGAACATGAAAACCAAAAAAATTCTTTTCGTAGCAGGAACCATCTGCTTCGTTGTGCTGCTGGCGATGGCCGTGGTGGCGCAGGACTACATTTTCGAACTGCTGTCGGGCGGCGGTGGCTGCGTGATGGCTGCATTCGCCGGAGCTCCGGAGGAACAGACCGTGCAAGGCGTCGTTGGAACCGTGAAGGACGAATCCCAAACGGACGGATTCGTGCGTCAGGAGGTGAACAAACCGACGTTTAGTCAGAAACTGGCGAAGATTTTCCCGTCTCGATTCCCGATGGACACCATTTTGCGCGAGATCGGCACCGGAACCACCAAATCGGACATTTACAAATATCCGTCAGTCGTTGCACGCGGCGTCCAGGCAAAGGTCAAGGAACTGAGTACGGAAGCGACGGCACCGGATGTGGCGACGATCAAAATGGTATCGGTGCATGCGCTGTCGCTCAACGGCAACCTGCTCGTCCCGAACTACACTGCGACCGGATCGGACGCTGTGGCGAAAAAAGTCTCCAGCGGGGTGTCGCCCCTGCCGCTTGTGCTGCACATCGTGGAGATCGACCGTTCCGCCAAGACGATCAAGGTCTATCCGGTCAATGCTTCGAAAGTCCCGGCATTCGAAGCCGACACGACGTTCTACCGTATGGGCAGCGCGATGGACCAGGAGGCGGCCCGTTCGAGCGATCCGACTGTGATGCCTACCTACGACGAGAACTACGTGCAGACTAACATGTGTACAATCTCGCAGCTCTTTGCCCAGGAGGTGCAGGAGAAGGAGACCGAGTGGGGCATGGCCGACATGAAGGAGATGGCGCTCTTCGACTTCCGCTATCAGAACGAGATGAACGCCCTGTTCGGCGTGAAGCGCGAGCTGGTAGACCCGATCTCGCAGAAACCCAAGTACATGATGGACGGTATCATCCGCAAGGTCGGAAACACGCTGGTGCGCGACGCCGAGCAGAGTGTCGAGAAGTTCCTGATTCACGCCGTAGCCAAGACCTTCGACGCCAACAACGGCTCGGACACCCGCGTGATGTTCTACGGTTCGGAGTTCGGCATCGGGTTGAGTGAATCGGCGACCTTCCAGAAGCAGCTCGAAGCAGGAAAGACCGTCATGAAGTTCGGTATTACCTGGAACGAGGTGGAGACCAACTCGGGACGCCTGCTCTGCAAGATGCACACCGGGTTGGCTCTGGCTGGGTACGGAAGCGCCGGACTGATCCTCGATGTGGCCAACGTGCGCAAGGTCGAGCAGTTGGCGCTCCAGACCAAAGACCTCGACCTCGACACTGCGGGCGAGCGCCGTTCGAAGGACACCCGTGTGCTCGAAGCCTTCACGATGGAGGTGACGAACCCCGACACGCATACGCTGATGTTCCTCTAAACACGAACCGCGGGCGGGGGAGCGATCTTCCGCCCGCATTAAATTCGATTCATATATGGCAAGTACTACGATTTTTCGGTTGAGGTTCAACCGCAACTATACCACTTTCGTCAAGACCGGACGAGGTATTGTGAAAGTGGATTTCTCGCCGATCGTCATGTTCGGTCGCACGGAAAACAGCCAGTTCGGAACGGCCGATCCGGAGGTGGTCGAAGCGCTGAAAAAACACCGGGATTTCGGCTCGCTCTTTTTCATTGAGGAGGAGGGAAAAACGATTCCCGACAAAGAGGGGATTGAAGCAAGGGGCATAGGGAACACGGATGTCGCCACCGGGACGAAAACGGACAAGGAAGAAGCCCCCGACAGCGAGACCGGAACCGAAGACAACCTGACGCACGAAAAGAGTGTCACCAGCAAGAACAAGGCGATTGCCTACCTGCTGGAGAAGCACGGCGCGACGTTCTCGCAGACCTCCGACATCGCAGCGATGAAGGAGGAGGCACGGAATGTTTATAATATAGTATTCGACAACTGGGAATAATCCGAAGATGGCTTTACGGGACGACATAAAAGAGAAGGCGTTGGTGTGCATTGACGAGGTTTATACCACGTCGGAGGCTGGCAACGCCTCCTTTTTTCCGGTCGACAGGGTGCTCGACGAAGCCGCCCGGTGGGTGGTTCACGCCGTGCCGCTGAAAGCGCTCGGACCCGGAACGGATTTATCGGTGCAGTCGCTGGAAGCCCGGGAGGACGGAACGGGATCGCTGCTATTGCCGGAAGATTTCATCCGGCTGCTTCGATTCCGGATGAAAGGGTGGTGCCGCCCCGTGATTATTCCTATTCGAGACACGGACGAACGGTATGCCCAGCAGTTCAATCCCGTGCTCCGCGGCGGAGACTGCAAGCCTGTTGTGGCATTATGCGAGGACGATCGTCGGCTGGAGTATTTCAGTTCGTCGAAAGGTGCCGGGGCCACGGTCGAAGAGGCTCGTTATTTCGGGTTCACGGAGGTGGACGACGACTATCCCGAGCGACTGGCCGACATTACAGCCTGGAAAACGGCGGAGTTGGTGATGGCTGTGATGAACGACATCGCGGCCATGCAGATATGCGCCGGCAAAGTAGCTGAAATACTGCAACTGTTATGAAAACATACCATGTGACGCTGCAGGTGCAGGATATATTGGACGAGTGCATCAATCAGGTGGCGCTCGATTTTCGGGCGCTGCGAGTAAATGATGCGGCAGCTGCCGACAAATACTACGACGATTATATGCTTTCAACGGACGAGAAAGATCCCTTTGTCGTGGAGTTTCAGTCGGTGGCGGCGGAGTTATGCGCCCGGTTTCCGCTGTCGGTGCGTGCATGCACGCTGACCGAGGACCGGTTTGCAGCCGACGTGACGATAGCCCGCGAACTGCCGCGGCAGATCATGGAACGGAGGATGAAGGATTACATGAAAGCTACGATGCTGGCATGGTGGTATCGGTTGCGCAATCCGGATTTGTGGCAGAAGCAGGCCGAGCAGGCCGAGACCGCAGGGGAGGAGTTGCGGTCGTTGTTTGCGCCGAGTTGCACCACACGCCGGTTGCGTTATTTCTGATGGGGCATTATGAAAAACATTCGCATAGGTAAGGACATTCGGGTCCGCTGGTCGGTGTTGACCAACAAGGAGGCGCTTTCATTCGAAGGACGTGACCTGAAGTTGCAATGCCATACGCCGTTCCATACGACCGAGGAGGTCGAATTTACGCGCAGCGGGAACGTGTTGGAATTTGTCGTTCCGGGCATAGGCCAGTCGAGGGTTGGAAAATACAGCTTCACGCTGTGGGAGAATTTCGGCAAAGAGGGGCAGACGGCGGTGGATTGCTGTGATGCTTTCTGTCTGGTGCGGACTACCTGCGACGAAGGCGGAAGCGACGATAGCAACCTGGCGACAGAATCAGTCAACCTCGAAACGTCGAACCTCGAACTGTTGACGACGGGGAGTCTGCCGCAGGTAAAGTCAGAACAGTTCTGTATTCATACCAAGAAGAGCAACGTTTCTCCGGTGAAAGGAGCAACAGTCGGACCTTATGATTTTTACACGGTGATAGAAGGGGTTGCGGATGAGGATCTGCCGCTGCTGGCCGATTCGGGGACGTACCGCCTCGTATTGATGCAGGAGCGGAAGCATGCAGGCGAGGGCCGCAGGTGGCGAATCCCGATGCTTCCCTATGTTCAGGCAGAACCCACCGGACGAGACGTCCTCAGCACGATTGCCGAAACCGACACATGGTGGCCGGTGACCGGACGGATCGTTCCGTGGTTCCGCGATGGTCGGAAATTGAATCAGGTATTACCGCTGACGATCTCTCCGACTAAAAAACGGTTTGCCGCGACCCGGAACATAAAACACCGTATCGGCGTGGCACTGTTCAGGAAAACGGGATTCGGCGGTGAAGGATGGACGCGGATTTCCAACATAGCGCACATCGAACTGATTGTGGTTAAAAGGGCATCGCCCGAACCTGTTATCCGTGTTGCTGTAATATCATAACCCATAAAAAGAGTGCTGTGAATACCCTCGGTTGTGTCTTTCAGTATATTATCGCTTCATGTAGCTCGTTATAGAACGTACTCTTTTTTTTTGCAGCCAATAACATCTAATTGATCTTTCTTTTTTTTTGAACTATTTTGAAGTCAGGCAATTATGCAGCATTCCAATACTGATATATCTCATTGTGAACCGACAAAATCTGTCAAACAGGGCGAATGTCTGACGGGAATAGCCGGTTTGACGGGAAGCGCAGGCCCTGTCATGGACATTGAAGAATATACAATATCCTTTCTTATCAGCGGAAAATATAAGGAATTACGCTTTTCTACATCACCGCGTGAAGGGGTTTATCCGTTGGAATTACAGGACGATGGAACGGTGGTATTTCAAATTGATGGTGATATGACACGTTGTATGATCGGAAAATATTTTGTCGAATGCAAAATTACGAAGGGGGATAAGGTCATTGTCAGCGATAAAGCCTTTGCTTTCGAAATTGTGGAATCCAGAATCGGAATAATTGACAATTTATGACAAACAACATGCAAAAGCCCGAAAACCTGGTATTAAAACTTGACGGAGGCGATTCGTTACCGAAATCCGTGTGTCTGCATTTTGAATCTTCCGGATGGATTCTCGGTACTGAAGCGAAGATTAAAGAGGCCGAGTCGAAACGGGTGGAGGCTGAAATGGGCCGGGAATCGGCCGAGCAGCTGCGCGTCTCTGCCGAAGGACAACGTGTTTTGGATGAACAGACGCGCATACGGAATGAATCGGCCCGCCAGGTAGCCGAGTCGAAACGGGTGGAGGCTGAAATGGGCCGGGAATCGGCCGAGCAGCTGCGCGTCTCCGCCGAAAGGCAACGTGTTTTGGATGAACAAGCGCGCATGCAGAATGAATCGGCCCGTCAGGCAGCCGAAACCCAGCGCGAAGAGGATGCTGCCAAAGTGATCGAGGATTGCGTAATCGCCTCTGAAAAGGCTGATCAGGCAGCGAATGAAGCCTCGACTGCCGCAGGGGAAGCTATTGCGGCTGCCGGCATAGCGAAAGAAGCAGCAGCTTCGGCAGATGAAGCCGCTGCCATAGTAGTCGAGGCAGTCGCAAAGGCGGATATAGCAGCAACAGCGGCTAACGATGGGGCCAAAAATGCAAACTCGGCCGCGGAGAAAGCCGACACGGCAGCCGATTCCGCCAATGAAGCTGCGAGAAATGCTGCTGTTGCTGCCGAAACGGCCACTAACGCTGCGTCGAGTGCTAATTCTGCCGCTGGCAAAGCCGACACCGCGTCCACCAACGCCGACCGGCAGGCTGCGCGTGCGGAATCTCTGGCCGACCACCCTCCGAAGATCGTAACGGCCGACGATACGAATTACTGGGCCTTCTGGGATGAAGAGGCGAACGACTATATGACCTCGTCCGTCCGCTCGGATGGCGGTCCGATCTTCGCCACGTTCGACATTGATCCGGCGACAATGCTCCTGGGCGTGAATTACCAGCCCGGCTACGGCCATGGTTCCGAGTTCGAACTCAAGGATGACGGGCATTTGTATTACGAAATTAACGACTGACAGATATGGCAAAGACAAATTTAGGGAAAGTGGGCCTTACGCCCAAAAAGGCGTATTCGGCGAGCATTACATACGAGCGCCTGGACTTCGTTACAGCGGGCGATTCGTCCTACGTTTCACTCCAAGACAATAACCTCGGACACCCGGTGACGGATGGGGCTTGGTGGCAGGTTTTGGCCTCCGGGGCCGCTTCGACGGAAGCCGCAACCGCCGCCCTCGCCGCTGCCGCCAAAGCTCTCGAAGCCGCCGAAGCGGCCGCCCCCGTCGTTGTCAACGTCGAAGGTGCGGATGTCACGATCAACGTCGAAGGCAACCACAAATACATCTGCGGGGAGCTGACCTCGCTGACGCTAACGAGCATTCCGACGTCTACGAAACTCTCGATCATCCGCTTCGCGTCTGGCGCTACGGCCACGCAGTTTGCATACCCCGAAGGCACGAGCATCACGGGCTGGAGCCAGCCGCAACCGAATACGAACTACAGCCTCTTCATCTGGGAGGGCGCGATAACGATGGTCTACGATGAATAGCTTCTACGAATATTTTGCCGCACAACAGAAGATGGCCGCCTTTCGGCAGGCCAAGCGGCTGCAGCGCGGGGTGAAGTTGGGGTATAAGCAATTCGGTAATGGCGTAAATGACACCAGATTTGAATCTGCGCCAATTCCTATTGGTACCTCTGATTTCAGTTTGGAGCTGTATATGAACTCTTATGGGTCGAATCAGAGTTATCCATTTGCTTTTAACAAGAGAGTTTATTCGGTCTACGCAAAAGGAAGTATATTTTTACACAATTCTAACTCCTATGAGAATGGAATATATTCTATTCTCATGGAAGCCCCGGCAGATGAAGAGTCTAATGCAGATAGTATATATCCTTCTTGGCAAGCCCCGACTGCGGACGAGAAATATCTGCTGACTATTACCCGTCAAGGCACGACGGTAAAGGTCTACATCAATGGCGAATTGAAGGCCACCAAAGAGCAGAGCGAAGTCAAGGACTTGGGCGATCTGCAACTCGCTATCGCCAACTCCTCGGACGTAGGTTTCGTCCGGGTGTGGAATATGTGTCTTTCGGCTGATGATGTTACCGCACATTACAACAACGGCGACCCGATGGGGTATGTCGTGCTGAAGAATTTAAGAATACCGCAACTCATATTCCCGTTACCTTCATATACCGAGAGTAAAAATACATTCACTTCTAATAGTCCTGGAGTCGATAGTAATACGACTTTTGATAACCCGGCAGAGAACGGATTTTCCGGACCCTTCATTAGATGCGAGGCAATTAGCAAAATCTCTATGTTCTGCGCCTATCGCGGAACATCACCCGAAGCGATATCGTCTCCTATCAGATTGAAGGTTGAGTACAGGTGCAATGTTGATATTTATAGAGACTTGGCCCGTACAAATCTTATCCTCACTTCCAATGAGGGTGACGCGAAGGAGGCTTATATAAACTATGCGCCCAATGTAAGCGCATATCTTATATCTGCGAATAACCCGGACGCGTACTTGGAGATACGAGTCCTTTCGATAGAGGCTATCGGTGTTCTCGCCGAGTACCTGCCGCAGAATCTGATGTACGGACGGGACGACAAGACGATCGCAACCTCATGGCTCGACAGCGCGAAGCAGCTCCCCTTATCCGACGAGTACATGGAGCCGCTGTTTCAGTCAATCGGCGGCTATGACATGACGGCCAACGGTGCGCCGGAGATACTCTACAACGAATAACTAAATCAACCACTATGGAATACGCCAAACTTGAAAACGGATATTTGATCCCGGCCCCCGGCGAGGTACGGCAGGACGGGATGTTCATCATGAACCCCGGGCTGGAGATCCTCGGCCCGATGGGGTACAAACCCGTGGAATATACGGAGCGCCCGGAGATCACGACCCCGGGCAACGATCTCCGCGAGGTCTACACCGAAGAGGCGGACCGCATCCGGGTCGGCTGGGAAGAATACACGTCTGTACCGGAGCCCGATCCCGAACAGTTGCGGGAAATGGCCTACCGGGCCGAAGCGGATCAATATCTGATGGCCTACGAGGGCTATCTGGCCGAGGGCAAGATACTCGAAGCCGACGAGCAGAAGGCACTCTATCTTGCCAAGAAGGCCGAGATCAGGGAGCGGTTCCCGGATAAGTAACCTGTCGGTCGAACTCTCGAAATACCACAAATATATGAAAAGACTTATCAATAAACTCATCGGATGGCTCAACGCCATCGCTAAAGACAAATACCAACACTTCGCAGTCGGGGCGGTCATCGCCTCCGCGGCGTTGATCGTGGCCGTGCCGTTGGGCGCCTTGTGGCGGTGGCTGCCTTTGATTGTGTCGATGATCGCCGTCCTGACGGCCGCCGTTGTCAAGGAGCGCAAGATCGACCCGAAAGCCGACATGCAGGACATTCTATGGACGCTCGCAGGAGGTGCCGTAGGATGGATGGCCTTCGTCGTGTTTACCCTAACTGCGAGATAAGATGAGCCGCCTGACTGAAATAATCGTTAACCTCGGCTGTAAACTGGGCGAGATATTCCAGACAGTTTATGGCTGGATCGCGGCGGCCGGCATTTTTGTTATGAACTTCTTTGCAGGATACGAGACGGCCATCAATGCCGTCGTGATTTGTGTGGCGCTCGATACCGTCTGGGGAATCGCGGCGCAGATCAAACGCGGGCATTTCGCGCTTTCCGAGTTGGGGCGGCACGGCATGCTGTCGAAACTGGCGCTGTATGCTTCGGTGATCGTTGGATTCGTGCTGCTCGAACGCATGGCCAACCTGGAATCGCAGCTCGCGGTGATCGCCATATGCACGCTGATCTGTCTGGTGGAACTTTGGTCGATGGGCGGCTCGGCGCTGATCGTGAACCCGAAGATGCGGTTCCTGCGCATATTCCGCGAGGTGCTGGCCGGGGAGGTCGCCCGCAAGATGCAGGTCCCGGTCGACGAGGCTAAAAAGTATTTGGGCGGCAGCACAGGAAAACTAACCAAGAATTAACCAACATGGCAAGAAAAGAACAGATTGAATTCGTACGGAAGATTTATCCCGCTGCGGCCCGGCTGTATCGCTCCGGCGGGGTGCATCCGCTATTCGTGACGGCGCAGGCCGCGCTGGAAACAGGATGGAAGATTAAAGGAATCGGCAACAACATCTTCGGGATAACGAAGGGAAGCAGTTGGACCGGCTCGGTGTCGCTGGAACTGACGACCGAATATTTCAAGACCCCGAGCGTGAAGTTCAAAGCCCCGGAGCGGGTCGTGTCGATCGAACACGTCGGACCATGCAAATACAAATACCTGGTCTATCGGTATTTCCGGAATTTCGCATCGCTCGACGAGTGCCTCGACAACCACCTGGAACTGCTCCGCAAACCGGGATATGCCGATGCGTGGCCCTACCGGGACGACCCGAAAGAGTTTGCCCGGCGGCTGGTGGACGACACCGGGGCGAAGTACGCTACGGCACCGAACTACGCCGAAGTGATGGCGGGCATCATCGACACCGTGGAACGTATCGTAAAGACTGAAAGTTTTCTTTAACAGTAAATATTAAAACGTATGAAATTCTCCGAAATCATCGACCGGCTCAACGAGGGAAAGGCGGTCGCCCGTTTTTCAAGTCCCGCATGGGCCGGCAAGTTCATCGTCAAACAGATTCCGCAGACAATACCGGCGGAAGTCGTTCCCCGCATGACCAGTTTGCCGGATCATGCGAAAGCCGTTATCGGAACAATAGGGGATGGCAGCATATCGTATCACGACCAGGTGCTGATCATCGAAGCAAACGACGACTGCTCGAAATCCTATGCAACGTCCTACATCCCCACATGGGAGGATATTTTCGCTGACGATTGGCAGGTACTATGAAACGGTATCTGATTATAGCCCTTTGGGTGCTATCGGGATTGTTGTGGATCCAAACGGTCCGCCTGCGAGGCGAACGGGCCGAGCGCAGGCGTGTCCAGTCCAACAACGAGGTATTGACCGACAGCGTGGAGTTCTACCGGACGGCCAGCGGCAAGCACGCCGCATCGCGTCAGGTGCTCGAACTCCGTGCCTCGGAACTGGAGCGATATAACGCTCAACTGGCCGCCACGGTCCGGGAACTGCGGATCAAGGCCCGGCGGCTGGAGGCGGCGGCCATGACGGCCACGCGGACCGAGGTGCAGATCACGGCACCTCTGGAATCCGCAGGCCCGCAGCTGACAGCGTGGGAGAAATACGGCGCAGGGGTGCGAAGGGCCGCCGATTCGGTAAAAGTGGCCCTCGATCGGGAATTCTCTGGGCTGCCGAAAGTCCCCGAAGTGAAGGTTTTCAGGTGGTCGGACCGCCATGTGAGCGTGGACGGGATGATCCGGGCCGATTCGGTGAGCTGCCACGTCGAAAGCATCGACACGCTCCAGCAGGTCGTCCACCGGGTTCCGCGGCGGTTCCTCTTTATCCGATGGGGGACGAAGGCAATACGCCAGGAGGTCGTGTCGTCGAATCCCCACACAAACATTGTCTACACCGAATATATCGAACTTAAAAGGAAAAAACGATGAAAATTATTTATAACAATATAATACCGTTCGGGCGATTCACAGCTTTGACGGTGTTGTTTTGGTTGTTCATCAAGCGAGGAAAGGAGCTGACCGAAAGACTGTATAACCATGAAAAGATACACATGCGGCAGCAGCTGGAAATCGTGGCGGCATGCCTTGTAATCAACGCGGGACTTATCTCTATGACGGGAGGGTCGTGGTGGTGGATGATGGTTTCTATTCCGGCACCGTTCATCATCTACGGCATTTCAGTCGGCATCGAGATCCTGCTGCCGCCTTACGATCGGGCCTATGGCAGCAGTTGCTTCGAAACAGAGGCCATCTACAACGAGCACAGACGATCGTATACTCGTCTCTGGTGGAAGCATCTGTTCGCTTGGATAGGGTATATCTCCAATAGAAAATATCCTTATATCCCGCACAGCGAACGTCCGCCCATGCAAGACTGATAAATCCATAATATAGGGGGGGCATGAAAAAGCCCCCGCCTTCGTCTCTGGCTATCTCTCGACATCCCCAGAAACGACGAAGGTGCCAACACACCACGACAGAGGCAATAAGCCTTTGGGTGTGTTGGCACCTATTGTTTTGTTGAGAGATGTTACAAATATAAAAACTTTTCCGGATATGTGCAAAACTGCAGTTTTTGACCGGGTCATGGGATTCGTTTCGCGTGAGACCGAAATACCCGTGGGGAGAATTACAGGAGGCGGTAAAACGCGTGAGGAAGTAGATGCCCGGTATTTGGCCGTCTATTATCTTAAAGATGAAGGTCTTTACGAATCCGACATCGCCCGCATGCTCCGCATAACACGGCAGGCTGTGGGGGCCATTTTGCGCCAGTTTGAAACACGCCGCAAGCAAAACGGGAAAATCTTTGAAATAACATTTATTCGTATCGGCAACGCCTTGAAAACTGATTGATTGCCTTCGAGCACGCCTATTCGGACCTTTGTTATGCGGGAACCATCAGTATGTTCCCGTCTCAATCGCCGAAGAGAAAAGAGGCGAATGAAACATGTGTATATACATGGAAGGTGATTATTTAACCAAAGGTGACGCCGCTCTTTGGGCTGACGCTAAAGACGGTCGCCGTAGCTATTGCGACGATTACGGTCGTCATCATGGCCGCGGTATGGCCGCCACGGGTATCGGCCTGGCGGCAGGCTTGGGCGGCGGTGCCCTGCTGTTGGCTTTGGCCGGGATCTGGGGTGCGAATCAGGCATCGAAAGCCCGTTACAAGGCTGCTGAAAATGCAGCTGCAGGCAATGCCAAGTCCATCGACATCCTCGCCCAGACGCAGCTCCAGGATCGTCTGTCGCGTGAAACGTGGCAGAACAATCACGCGCCTACGATCAGCCAGTACGTCGACGTACGTGCCGGAGCAGGCGCGGGGGCAGGCGCCGGAGCAAATGCCCTGGCCGCTGCTGAAGCGATGGCACTTGCCAGTGCAATCAACAACAACAGCAATGGCCTGAATTCGGCTATCGGAGGTTGCAATTTCCTCCGCGTGGCCCGCTACTCGGCTCCCAAGCCGTGCGGGTGCGACACGTGTCAGGATTAGCGCCTGCAGGGTGGGATGGGAAACCGTCCCACCCTTACCCTTAAAAACCGCTACGATATGTTGTTCAACAGAAAAGAATTCCATAATATGGAAATGATACGCACAACCTCCAAAGATGCCTTAAAACGATCCCTTATGCAAATGTATCAAGGTGATGTGGCTACAATGGAACGGATGTATGATTTCTATATGAAGGATATGCAGAATGTTCCGGACTTCGATCCGGTGGCTCCTTCAATGCTTCAGCAGGCAAAAACCACGATTGGAGACCTTTTCGGTTGGGCCGATGCCAATCAGGAAAAACTTGTGGGAGCTTATAACCTTTTCCGGGCGATGAAAAGCGGAGAGCCTATAAGCGCCGTTAGTGCTTCCGCTCCCGTCGCAGATGTTCCACCTCTACCGAAATTGTAAGCCATGCAACCCTATAAGATTGAAGTATACATATATGCTGAATCCGAGCAGGAAGCCCGTGAAGTGCAGCAGGCAGCCTATGATTTCGTGAACGAGAACTACCAGCATGGAGGACTCGTCACGGCATCCAAACTCAAAGACCTGCTCGTAAAATACAAGAACAATTTTTTCGTGCAAAACTTTCTGAAACGATGAGTGAGACTACGAATCCCCAGGAGACGCGTCAACCGCGGAACATCTTCGAGCAGACACTGTTCGGCGTGCAGGTAACCAATGACAACATAGTCGCAATTCATGCCCGTATGGACAACATGGAGGCAAAAATCAATGCGATATATGATGCCCTCTATCCAACATCCGAGCCTAACGTTCCCGGCGCGGATGACAAGAATAAGACAGTAGGGAACAATACCTAATAAATTCATATCCATGAGTTGTAACAAAATTCAAGCGGCAGTTATTACGCCTGTGCTGGCTGCCGGATCGGTGACCTCGCCGTACTTCTACCAGGTCAACATCACCCAGCGGCTTTGCTTTCCGACGTGCGCAGACAACATTCCGGTGTTCAATCCGCAGTTCTCGCTCAAATCGTTGTCCCAGGTTGGGACAGGACGATATGTGGCCACCATCCATGTCGAGGGCATCATCTCCTATGTTCCGTGTAACGGCGGCTGCGGATGCACCAAGCAGCAACCTCTCTCGCAGGATTTCACGATTCCTATTCAGTCGGCATCGACACCCACCGTAACCATCGAGCAGGGAGCCGCGATGAACGCCGTGGCGGCATCAGCCTGCCAGCCGTGTAGCCGGACATTTGTATCGGAGACGCCGATCACCGTAACGGTGGCTACGGCCGCAGCACCAACAGCGTAGCGGTATGCTGTGGATAGCCCTATTCGCAATGGTGTGTGCAACCATAGCACAACACCTCGGACTGGCTGAAAAGGTAGCACAAATCGGCAACCAGATCATGGAATGCCCGAAATGCCTATCGTTTTGGACCGTATTGGGAGTGTTGCTTTGCTACGGGTGTAACATTCTCCTTGCGATAGGGCTATCTTTATTGGCTGCCTATGCGGCTAATTGGATGGGATTTGTATATATGGAATTGAACAATATCTATTCAAAACTATGGCAAAGAACAACAAACAAATCGAAAACGGAATCCCGAAAACGACGGAAACGCCGATAACAATAACTAATGCTCCGGTTCTGATTGGAAGCTACAAACCGCTTCCCCGCGTTCCGGCGTGTAAAAACTGTTGAAACATGACTTCAATCGAATTAAAAGAACGCTATGGACGGCTGCATGACAAGGTGGCCAGAATGGACGATGAACATGCAGAAAAAGTGTTCATTGGAGCCCAGATGTGGGCATTCGGTAAGATAGCGGAATCGTCGCCGACTGTTGCCGAAATATGGCTCGGGAAACTGGAGGCTGTCTGCTGGAACAACTACTTGTCAGATGCCGAGGCAAAGATGATCGCCACAAAACTCGTAAACCAAGATGGAAGCATCGGAGCTAAATGGAGCAAGGACGCATTCCTGCAGACCGTGGAAAAACTGGGCAGAGACATCGAAAAAGAACCGTATTACAACGAAAATGCCTTATGGGTTACAGCTGTAATGATATACAGCGATCACGCCAAGAGTATCGCCGAAGATATGGGGCACACTTCGCCGTCTGATATTCCGTCCGAAAAAATGGCACTATCATGCTATCGAAAAGCTGTGGAAAAACTATGCGACAAGGATCGGAAGCACTTTATCCGAGAGTATTTCGAAGGCGAACTGATGTAAGAAAAAACATTTGCATTACTTTGAATGAAGAAATGACATACTGGATGTCGCAGCTTGAAACAAGCGAGTGCACTGCCCCGATGTTCGCTTTGGTGATCGCGCGGCTGATGGCGTCAATGTAATCAAGAAAAACTGTCGCTATTGACTAAATAAAAATCGGGTGAAAAGATTCAAAGTGATTTGTTGCATTTGTTGTATTAAAAAACTGTAATTAGAGTATGTATTTGGTTGAATTAATTAGACGTTGATCGGTGTGTCACGCATTTTAATCAACGATATTCTAAATATGGTAAAATAAAAGTACTCCCGGCAGCTCAACACGAAAAGGCGGTCATGCGACCGCCTTTTTCGTGCATACGTTTGT